AAACAATGATAGTTTTGTAGATGGCTATCTTACTGAGATCAACTTCATTGACGGCCAAGCCCTAACCCCATCCTCATTCGGTGAGACTGATGCTCAGACTGGAGTATGGAAACCTAAGAAGTATGCTGGCACCTACGGCACTAACGGTTTCTACTTAAACTTCTCTGACAACAGCAATAACACAGCGGCCACTATCGGCAAGGACTACTCAGGCAACGGCAATAACTGGACTCCAAATAACATATCTGTTACTAGCGGATCGACCTATGACAGCATGACAGATGTGCCGACTCTGACGAGTGAGAGTGCGGCTAATTATGCAACGCTAAATCCGTTAGATGCTGGCTCACAATGTTCAGTTGGAAACGGCAATCTTGGTGTTGATTGGTCATCAACAAGTGGACATTCTATAAGAGCAACTCAAGGAATAACTACTGGTAAGTGGTATTGGGAGGTTACGGCTGGTGCAAACGCATCAATAGGAATAATTAAACAATCTCTTCGTATTGTTCCGTCATCAGGATCGCTTTGGGTTGGATCTGATGGTTTTGGTGTTGGTGGGTCTTATGCCTATGCTCCAAATACTGGAAACGCAGTAACAAATAGCGTTTTTACTTCTTATGGAACTTCTTTAACTAACGGAGATATTGTTGGTGTTGCGTTTGATGCAGATAATGGAAAGATTTATTTTAGCAAAAATGGAACATGGCAAAACTCAGGCAATCCAGCGACATCTACTAATCCAGCATTTACTGGAATTCCAAGCGATGTATGGTGTGCGGCAATAGGTTATTTTACTTCGCCAACATCTAATACTAATTTTTTTAACTTCGGCCAGCGCCCATTCGCCTACACCCCACCAACAGGCTTTGTAGCACTCAATACTTTTAACTTACCCAATAGCACTATTGTTGCTGGTAATTCGCATATGGATGTATTAACTTGGACTGGAACATCTACCGCTAGTGGCCGCACATTTACTGGGCTTAGATTTCAGCCTGATTTTATTTGGTCAAAAACTAGAAACCAAGCATACAACCATCAACTGTATGATGCAAACAGAGGAACTGGTAAAAGACTGCAATCAAATACCACAGATGCTGAAGCTACAAATCCGGCAAGCGGATACATCTCTGCGTTTAACAGCAATGGATTTACAACTGTTGCTGGCACAACAGACAACTCTTGGTTTAATGAAACAAATACAACTTATGTAAGTTGGAACTGGAGAGCTGGCAACTCTACATCATCAAACACCTCTGGCTCTATTACATCAACAGTAAGCGCTAATGCTTCTGCTGGATTTAGTGTTGTTACTTATACAGGCACAGGATCAACTGGAACTGTTGGTCATGGTTTGGGTGTTGCTCCCGCAATGATTATTGTTAAACCTAGAGGCGCAACTGTAACAACAGATGCATGGAATGTATATCACGCCTCATTGGGTAATACTCAATTTTTAGTTTTAAATGCAACAGATGTGGCGGTAACTGCCACCAATCGATGGAACAGTACCAGCCCAACATCATCTGTTTTTACGATAGGCACTATTCCAAGTAGTAATGCTGTTGGATATGTAGCCTATTGCTGGTCACAAATCGCTGGCTATTCGTCATTTGGTTCGTACACAGGAAACGGAAGTACGGATGGCCCATTTGTGTTTACTGGTTTTAGACCTAGATTTTTGCTGGTTAAACCAACAAGCATAACAGGCTCTTGGACTTTAGTTGATACAGCTAGAGATCAATTTAATTTATCAACAAAAGGTTTGTATTCTGATTTATCAGATGCAGAAGATACAAGCAGAACTACTGATATTTTGTCAAACGGATTTAAATTTCGTAGCTCTGCAAATAATGTTAGTAGTGCAAATTATATCTATGCCGCATTTGCCGAAAACCCATTTAAAAATTCTTTAGCGAGGTAATTATGTTTTTACTAAACAACAAACCGCTTCCACTCGATACATCATTCACTGTTGGTGATGGAAATGAGGCCGTCCAATATCCAGCTAACTGGCTACGCCTGGCAACTGCTGAGGACAGGGCTCGACTTGGAATTACTGAGGTGCCTGATCCAGTTAGAGCTGATGACAGATTCTATTGGAATGGTGACATCAATAATCCAAAAGCCTTGGAGGACAGGGCTGAAGTTGACAAAGATGGCCAGCCGATTCTAAACCAGAAAGGCGAACAGCTCATTACCAAAGGACTCAAGTCTCAGTTTATTGCCCAGGTCAAACATACTGCTGGCTTGATGTTGTCAAACACAGACTGGATGGTGATCCGCAAAGTGGAGCGTGATATAAATATTCCTAGTAATGTTGCTACATATCGCGCAAGTGTAGTAGCAAAAACTACAGAATTAGAAACAGCCATTTCTGCGGTTACAACTGTTGAGCAATTAATTGCGTTAGATTTATCATTTCCTAATGAGGCATAAATGAACTTTATCTTTACATGGATTTTAGACCGATTTGGTTTTATACCAAGGGCAACTCTTGAGTTTCCAATTGAGAAACCAGTTGTTAATAAGCCAGCTCGCAAAGCTGCCAAGAAAGTAGTACGCAAAACCGTACGAAAGAAAGCGTGATTACCATGACACAGCTTACCGAAAAAGAGATTGAAGAGATTGTTGAGAAGGTGACCGAGCGTGTCATTGAAAAGGTATATACCAATATCGGTAAGTCTGTTGTCACTAAATTCTTTTGGATTGTTGGAGTAGGAGCAGTCGGCCTGGTTACATTCTTGGCTGGCATGGGTCACATTAAGATCGGCTCCTAATGTGTCAGATCAGTTCGGATTCCTAGAGGGTGCCAAGGGTGTTAGTAGCTCTTTAAATGCCAGCAGAGAGGTAAGCAAAGAGCTTTCTAAAAGCATTGCAGACACCCAGAAAGAAGCATCTGATTTAGCAGTACAGCGTAACATCGATAGACGCAGAGAGCTGCGCGAGAATGAAGTACGCAAAGAATTGTTTTTAAAGCGTGTGTTGATTCAATGGGAACATGAAGAGTCTGTACGCAGAGAAGAGGCAAGATTAAGAGCGGATTTTTTAAAGAAGTACGGCAAGCGTTGGGCTGAGGTTGAAGAGTTAAAAGCCAGGCTAGAAAAGCAAGAGAAAGAATTTAAGAAACAGTTTGATTCTGATCTGGCCAAAGCCAAGTGGGCGCAGTTCTGGTGCTTTGCAGTTGCCGCATGGATAGCTTATTTTATTGTATGGGGGAGTAAATAATGTTGACCTTAATTTCAACCGCGTTGTCGTTTTTAATGGGTGGCCTACCAAAGCTCCTAGATTTTTTCCAAGATAAATCAGACAAATCACATGAGCTTGAGCTTGCTCGTATGCAGACTGAGCGTGAACTGCAAATGCTAGAGCGCGGGTATGCTGCACAAGCCAGGATTGAAGAGATCCGAACAGATCAAATTGCCATGACAACTGCGGTGCAAGAGCGTGAGGCTTTGTATGCTCATGACATAGCAATCGGACAGGGCGCGAGCCAATGGGTGATTAACTTACGCGCATCGGTGCGCCCAATGGTTACCTATTTATTTGTATTCTTGCTTATCGTGGTTGACATTGCATCGATCTGGTGGGCTTGGTCAACTGGTGCTGCTTTTGCAGAATCTGTCACATTAATATTTGATGGCGATGAGATGCAGATCCTTGCCTCAATTATTGCTTTCTGGTTTGGTACTCAAGCATTTGCTAAAAAATGAGTCTGGATCACCGCGTTATTGAGATGATTAAACACCATGAGGGTGTGAGACAAAAGCCATATCAATGCCCAGCTCTTTTGTGGACTGTTGGTGTTGGCCATGTCATAGATCCAAACCACGCCAAGGTACCACTGGCAGAGCGCAAAGCGTTGCCAATCCCAGACGGCTGGAATCGAACACTAACAATGGGGGAAGTGGATGAAATTCTTGCTCAGGATTTGGCAAGGTTTGAAAGCGGGGTACGCAGATTATGTCCTGATGGCCTTAGTCCTGGTCGCTTTGGCGCACTCGTCAGCTTTGCATTCAATGTTGGACTAGGTAATCTTCAGCGATCCACAATCAGAATGAAACACAACCGCGGCGAATACGATGCCGCGGCTGAGTCTTTCCTGATGTGGACTAAAGCTGGTGGTAAAGAGCTGCCTGGCCTTGTTAAGAGGCGCAAGGATGAGATGGCTCTGTACCTTTCTTGAGTACAGCTCGCATTAAACGCCAGGCATTATTCTGAGAGCAGCCAAGATGCTTGGCCACCTCTCTGGTGCTTGGCCCTCTACCATTCTCTTGGTTAAATTTAATAATGTACTCTGCAACCTGAGTTTGTCTTTCAGTTGGCACCTTAACAATGCCAGCAAATGGAATC